TTCTACTGCTGAAGCAAACTATCTTACTGCTGCTACTGTTGCAGAAGCTCGTTCTCTTATAGGAGAAAGAGGAGAAGAACTTGATCTTCTTATAGTTCACCCTGCGGTTGCTTACTACCTATACCAAGTAGGTCTATAAACATCAACGACCCAACAACTACTGGTAATCGTCAGGAGTTCCGTTGCTACTTAATGAAGTCAGGAACAATTCTTGAAGGTCAGCAGTCTGAACTAAGTATTGAAGCAGAAAGAAACATCTTATCTAAACAGGATGTTATGTCTGTTGACTACCATACTGCGTATCATGTTATGGGTACTAAGTGGACAAATGCTGCTGATAACCCAACTAACGCTGCACTTAGAACTGGCTCTAATTATGGTGTTACTTATGATATTGACCAGATTCCTATGGTTGAAATCTTTGTAAATACACCACTATCTAATGCCCTAAAGTCTTAATTTATACTAAGATTAAATTGTGGTCATCAAACCTCATCAATTATTGGTGGGGTTTTTTCTTTACGCTACAATAAAACTAAATTACTCTATCAATCGTGGCAGCTACCATAAATGCAACTATAAAAAGTGAAACTGCTAATAGCTATGTCACTTTGTCTGAGTCTAATGATTATTTTGATACATCTCCAGACTCATCAACTTGGACAAACAAAACAGACGATCAAAAGAAAAGAGCATTAATATCAGCTACAAGATGGATCGACACCTTAGTATTTTACGGAGATAGGTGTGATGAAAGTCAGGCATTAAAGTTTCCAAGAACAAATTATCAGGTAGATGGAGTTGAATTAGCTTGTACAACAATTCCAAATGGTATCAAGTATGCACAATATGAACTGGCAAGAGCATTAGCAAACGACACAGACGCAATAACAGGAACTACGGGAAAAGATGGAAACTTTGAAGAAGTAAAATTAGGAGACATCCAGGTAAAGTACAACACTGCGAGTCAAGGAACGGGTTCGGTGAACAACATACTTGATGTCTACCCTTGGCTTCAAAGTTACCTTGGAGCGTATATGCTAGGCGGTGCTGGCAGTTTCCAACTTAGGGTGGTTAGAGGATAATGGCAGGACAACTAGATTCAGTACTAAAAAACGTAGCCAAACAAGTAGTGTCTCAACTGGGAGACTCATTAGACACAACAATTGTTTACACTCGAAAATTATCAGCTTCCTACAACACATCTACTGGTGCAGTAACTACAAGTGACACTAGCTACACAATAAAAGTTCCCGTAGAGTTTATACAATCTACAGAAGAAACAGGATTCCAGGAAAACGTAGCTAGAATTTTTATAACACCTGATCTTATAGGAGACAGCCAACCGCTACTATCAGATGAGGTAACTCTTACATTTTCTGGATCGACCAGAGTTGCAAAGATTACAGATGTAAGAACTTTGCGTGGCGGTCAGGAATATTTATTCAGAGTTGACGTTATTTTCTAATGACTTTAGTAAACGCAAGAGCAGCATTTGAAACAGCAATTAAAAATGCAGTCACAACTGCTGACAACACAGTGACAGTTGTATTCGACAATATGCCTTTCACAACTCCAGGTAAAACGAAGAAATATGTGATGGTAAATTTAGATTTTACTCAATCTACAAATCAATCTCATGGTGCAGCAGTTGACTATTACGCAGGAACAATTAGATGTGCGATTATGACACCATCCAACAAGGGAAGTGCGGTAGGTGCTGCAATAGCAGAGTCAGTAATTGATGGACTTACTTCCGTAAATGCTTCTGACTACTCAGATACCTTTTCTGTATCACCTAGGGTAAGTGAAATTAGTGGACCGTCATCTGTAGTAACAGAAGATCAAAGTCATTTTATGAGCGTAATAAACTGCGATTTTACAGCCAATGCCTAAAATTAAGGACATAAAACACCTTACTGGTGACTTAGCCTACATGATAATTAAGGGTAAAGGCGAAGCAGCATCCGAAATTCATTATTCCCTACAAAATAGAAGTCCTTGGTTTACTGGAACATTTAACACTGCCTGGGAAGTAAAAGCAGGAAGTCCTGTTGCTCCTACTATTCCAAGAAAAGATAATAATATAGATGCACAAAAAACAAGCAGAAAAGCCCCTTCAAGAACAAATCCTATAGTAACTTCTTTAACTAAGGCGATTTATGTAGGAAACAAAGCCGAGTATGCAGGATTTGTTATCAATGCTATGCGTAGCCCTTATGACGGAAAAATGTACGAAGATTTATTTGCCGAAAAAAGAAAGACCACTCCAAAACCTAATGTTCCTTTTTGGTATTATGTATATCTGCAAAATAATTTCTTAGAAAAAGACATTAATAAAGGATTTCAAGTTGCAGGATTTAAACCAAAACGTAATTATACAATGCACAAAGGCACGAGTGCTTAAATTTATACTTTGAGTTATACTACAGAAATAGATACAATTTTTTATGCCAACAGCAAGAGCAATCGACAAACTAAAAGCTGCTTTTAGTGTCCAAGAACGTAGTAGCTACTCTATTTTTAAAGGAGAAGAACTGGTTCTAAAAATATTCTGGTCGCCTCTTACAATAGCTGATAGAGATACCATAAACAGTACATTAATAGCTATGAACAAAGGTCAAGAAGAAGGAAGTCTTGACTTTGCATTGCAGGTAATTGTTACAAAAGCTGAAGATGAATCAGGTGCAAAAATTTTCACAGCAGCAGATTTACCAGCATTAAGAAGAGAAATACCTTTATCTGTCTTGCTAGACATAATGACAAAAATGCAAAGTATGGGCGAGGAGGTCAGCCTAGATGCCGTAAAAAGCACAACTTAATGAGGATAATTTAATATTTTTACAGTTTTTTATAGCTGAAAAATTAGGCTACACACATAGAGAAATACGAGAAAAAATGTCACTACAGGAATTAATAGCCTGGAGTGCCTATTTTCAAATAAAGTCTGAAAGAGAGGATGAGGCCATGGAAAAGGCAAAAAGACAAGCTCAATTCCGCAAAATACGCTAAACTTCTAATATCCGTGTATTCTGCAAAAATCAGTGGCATCCGAATATAGCGTAAATATAAGATTAAATACGGCTCAAGTTAAGAAAGACTTAAAGACAATAGGTACAGAAATATCTAACCTTGGTAAAAGTCAAGAGAAATCATCTAAAACTACGTTATCCGCTACAGATAAAAAATTAAAATTAGACCAAAAAATACTTACTTTCCAAAACAGAATATTAACTGTTGGAAATAGTCGACTAAAGACAATAACTAAGGAAAACAAGCTGTCTCAGACAAAGAGTTTACTTACTAGAGCTAATAATCAAGCCTTGCAAGGAGAGTTTGACCTATCAAAGAAAAATATACTTAAGGCTATTCAACAAATAAAATTATTACAGAAAGAAACACTAATTAAAAAAGGAATACAAACACAAACTACTAAAAAAGTTAAGACAGAAGATACTATAAATAAACAGTTAAGGGAAAGAGTAAAAACTTTAGGTCAGATAGTTAAACTTAGGAATTTAGGAACTACTGCTGGAAGATTAGCAGGAAGATTTGAATTTGAAGAAGCACTGCAAACTAGAGGTCCAGGTGGAAGAATGTTGGCTCTTCCTAGTTCAGAAATGCTGGAGCAAAGAGTTAGAAGTGCTGGTCAAGTAGGCGGTTTTAGTAGGGCATTATCCACTCCCAACTTTATGCAGCGAATTGGAGCTACCAGAGGTTTTGATGCTCAAAGTGCGTTGATAAGTGGTGGTTTCCCTCTGTTATTTGGTCAAGGACCAATTACAGCAGCAGCAGGAGCTTTAGGCGGTGGTGTCGGTGGAATGTTTGGACAAATGGGTGGATTTGCAGGAGGTATTGCAGCCACAGCAGCCGTACAATCCATATCAAATACATTAAACGCAGTAAGTGAATTAGGTAGAGCTTTATCCAAACCAACTGAAAATATACAAACATTGGTAGACAAACTAGGGTTAGCAAACACTCCAACTGGAGACTTGGCTCTCAAACTAGAAAAATTAGGACTTACATCTTCTGCTGCTTCTGTATTGATAGAAAAGTTTGCTGAAGATTTTGGTAGAACTCCCCTTGAAATCCAAAAAATGACTGAAGAGTTAGATGAATTTAACCAAGAGATGACTAAGTTTGGTTTAAGGCTTCAGTTTATTGTTGCCGATGTCTTTGCTCCGATGGTTACTTTAATCAATAAATTACCTTTAGGAACTATCGCTAAATTCTTCACAGCTAGAGGATTTGACTTCTTAAATCCAGGTGGGGCATTAATGCCAAATGTGATGAGTCTCCCACAGAAGAAACTTAAAGTAGAAAGGCAGAGAGGATCAGGAATACAAAATAATCCATCATCAAATTTACAGAACATAGATGCTGTTGCAGATCAACTTACATTTAACAGAGAAATAAAACCGCTAAAACAGGCTTTAGAAATAGAAAAACTTAGATTAACAACAAGCAGTGAAAAACTAAATGTTATGAAGGAAGAGTTTGAACTAGAAAATTTAACGAATGAATTAAAAATTGCACAGGCTGAAAACGAAAAGGTAAGCACAGATGAATTAACTACTAAAATAAGTAAATTAACTGCTCAAGTAGACCTACAAAAACAAGTTGTAGCTAATGCAAAAGCTTTAGAAGATCCGTTTAAAAAATTGTCTAATATTATATCAACGGATATAGGCAATGGTATAAAAGGTTTAATACGAGGAACCTCAACTTTAGGTGATCTTTTAAGTAATGTTTTAAATAAATTATCTGATGCTTTTTTAAATTTAGCTATCTTTGGAAACTTTGGAGGTGGATCTGTAACGGGTGGACTATTAGGACTGTTTGGATTTGCAAATGGAGGTAGACCGCCAGTGGGTAGACCTTCAATAGTAGGAGAGAGAGGTCCAGAGTTATTTGTTCCAGACAGGTCAGGTACTATAGTGCCAAACCATCAATTAGGTGGAATGGGAGGAACAAACATTGTTGTAAACGTAGATGCTTCTGGATCTAATGTAGAAGGAGATGAGGAAGAAGGAAGACAGTTGGGCATTGCATTGTCAGCAGCGATAGAATCAGAATTAATTAAACAGAAAAGACCTGGAGGTTTACTTGCATAATGGCTACTTTCCCATCAATCACACCAACTTACGGACAACAGAAAAGATCCGCACCACTAACTAGAACAGTCCGTTTCGCTGATGGCTACGAACATAGAATATTGTTTGGACTTGCTGCACATCAAAATCCAAAAGTTTACAACTTTACTTTTAACGTATCAGAAACAGATGCGGACACCATAGAAGGATTTCTTGATAGTCGTGCTAACGATAGTGCCAGCTTTACTTTCACTCCACCTGGGGAAGGCTTCACAAAGACAGGAACCTACTCTCAATCAGGAACTACAGTAACAATTACGATCACAAGTCATGGTGTAGCTGTAGGAGATGAACTCACCATTGATTACACTTCTGGATCGGCAACTGATGGTACTTTTCTTGTCGCTTCGGTTACTGATTCAAATGTTTTTACTGTTACTGCTGCTGCCAGTGCTACCAACAGTGGTAATGTTTCGATTACTTTATCTGGTGCTGGTCAATATGTTTGCGAGAACTGGAATAAATCTATACCATATAACAATAGAGCAACAATTCAAGCAACATTTAGA